GATGGTTCAACGATATGGGCGGTCGCTGTTCGTCGACTTCAAATACGTGAAGCTCGATACTGGCGTGAAGGTGTGGGGCGACCAGGGCGGCGGCTATCGGACCAGCGGCACCAAGCGCACGGTCAAGCGCGTGCTGCGAGATCAGGTCTACCCAGCCATCCAGATCTACATCAAGGCCTAGCGGGGTTGCACGAATGGCCGGTGACACCTTGCGCGATGCGTTTCGCGCCGAGCTCGCGACTGTCCGCGCGGCGGCCTCGATCCTCTGGCCGATCAAAGACACGCTCAACACGGCCACCCAACCCAACCCGCCGCCGGCCGGCGCCGCGGCATCGGTCGCGGGCCACATTGAGTTGGAATTCCTCGGTGGCAGCGAAGCGCAATATACGTTTGGTGCACCGGCGGCCAACCTTCACCGCGAGCGGGGGCAAGTCACCGTGCATGTGGTGACGCGGCTCCGCACCGGCACCGCCAACCGCGACCTGGCCGAAGCCTACGCCGCGGCCATCCGCTCGGCGTTCCGCATGAGGCGCTTTGCGGCCGGCTCCCGATCCATCCGCATCACCGCCGTTGCACCGATGGGCGGCGGCTTTGACGAGGGCGGCATGTGGTCGGAGTCGATCGGCCTGGCATATGAAATCTACAACGTGGGCTGAACACCCAACTACCGACCGCTTCAACCGCCGCCCAAACCGGGCGGCTTTTTTGTGTCAACTGACAAGGAGTGACCGCCATGGACTCGGCTAACAAGCAATCGGCGGTCATCGCCGAGGTAACGATGGGCACGACGCCGGCAACCCCGGCTTTCAAGCTCTTGCGCGATATCCGCGTAAGCGGTTCGCCGCAGCGCTCGGCCTCGCGCTCGCCGGAACGCCGCGCCGACCGCCAGGCTGCCAACATGACGAGCGGCCTCTTCACCTTCCCCAAGGCGATCGAGCTCCCGTTTGTCCGCGACGCGGCCAGCGATATCCTGCTCGAGTCGGTGCTTTGCGGCGCCTGGTCCACCAACGTGCTCAAGATCGCGAGCACCAAGATGCCGTTTACCCTCGAGGAAAAGTACGAGGGCGGCGCCACCGACCCGTACCGTCGCCTCGCCGGGTGCCTGGCCGACTCGCTCTCGCTTTCCTTCCGCAACGGCGAGCCCGGCTCGATGAGCTTTGGTATCCGCGCCCTGGCGGAAACCGCGGCAACCTCCGCCATCGTGAGCTCGACCTATGCCGCGCCGACGCCGGCCTACGACCCGAGCACCCCGGCCGACATCGTGGTGAACGATCTTTTCAGCGTCAGTTCGCCGAAGGTCATGGGCCTGAACATGACCATCAGCAACAACATGCGCGACCAGCATTCGTGGGGCAGCAACGCGCCCTTCGGCATCGGCCTCGGCCTCTTCGATATCTCGGGCTCGGTGAGCTTCTACTTCTCCGCGGGCGCCGATTATTCGACGTTTATGACGCGGCAAAGCGGCCTCACGCTGGACCTCACCATCGGCGCCACGACCAACTACAAGGACAAGATCACGCTCGGCACCTGCGACGTGTGGAATCCCGACGTGGATGATCCGGGCGCCACCGGCGACCACATGGTGACGCTCAATTTCATGGCGCGTTACGACACCAGCGACGCCGCGGCCATCGTCTGGACTCGCAACGTCGCCTAGTGCGCACGCTCTCCCGCAAACCCCAAACCATCGGAGCAGCAAACATGCTCACCAAGGTGCTCATTCTCGCGAGCTTTCACCGCTTTGTTTTCGTGGCCGAAGGCAAGCCCGAAGCCAAAGAGATATTCCCGGCCGGCAGGACTGTGGAGGTGTCCGACGAGGACGCCGACGCATGGATTGCCGCCGGGCTCGCCAAGGCGGTCTAGTGACCGTCTAGCGGCGCTCCCTATGGCGTCGCGTTCCCCGAGGCCCGCGCGTGGTCGGCGCGCGGGCCTCACCTTCCCGACCGGAGGCACCATGTCAAAATCAGAATTCACTTTTGGAAACGTCGAGGCGCTCAAGCGCAATCTTGAAATCGAAGGCGAGAAGGGCACGGAGCTCGGCATCGGCGCCGGCATCACCCTCATCGTGCTGGCCGCCAGCGATGCCAACCCACAATGGAAGATGCGCGGCGAGCAGATCACCAGCGAGCTCAACAGGCTCCGCAATGCCAGGGCCGACAACAAGCGGGTGCGCGTCTACCTGGCCGGCATCTATGCCGAGTGCATCGTGAAGGATTGGCGCGGCGTGGTCGATGGCGAGGGCAATTCGATCCCGTTCACGCGCGAGGCGTGCAAGGCGTTCCTGGTCGAAGTCGATGACGCCTATGCGGCGGTCGATGCGGTTGTGTACGATAACAAGAATTTCAGGGCCTCGCGCATCGAGGTGGTGGTGACTGGCGCGGGGGAATAGTCCGGTGGGATAGCAGCCGCGCGGCGGATATGGCCAGCCTTCAGGACCGCGCCGCCAAGGGTGACGATTGGGCGACCGATCAACTGCTATCCCGCCCGTCTTTCTCAACGGAGGCCGCGCCGTATTGGGCGGCCTTCGTCTATCTCGGCCGCGACCGCCAGCACGACTCCATTTCGATGGGAATGGCGGGCAGTTTGAGTTTGCCGCGGCCCGTACCGCGCGAGGCGATCCGGCGTGAGGGCGAGCGCCGCGGCTATAGCGGCGAGAGCTTGGATGACTTTGTGGAAATCGTCGCCGGCATAGACGACATCTACATTGAGGTAACCGTGAAGCGGGCGGCCGATGATGCAAAATCAGCGGCGCGGGCCTCAAAAAAGAGGTAGAAATAGAGCGGCCCGGCGAGGTGCTTGAAACACCCCGGCGCCCGAGCCTCTAGCGCGCCACGTTCATAAATTGGAGAGCAGACGCCCGCGTAACTCGCGGGCGTCTTGCATTCGGGAGGCGGGTCGCATGGCCGAAGAGACCCGCATCATCAGGATCGTGATTGACAGCAGCAAAGCCGTCGATGGCTCTGCCGCTGCCACGCGCGCCCTGTCAAACCTTGAGAGGTCGCAAGCGCACGTCGCCACGTCGCTCGACCGCATGGAGCAGTCGTTAGGCCGCGTCGGCGGCTACCTCAAGGCGCAGCTTGCTCTTGCCGTTGCCGAGGTGGGGGCTCGCCTTATCCAGATGGGGCGCGATGCTTTCAACGCCGCTGCCGGGCTGGGTGAGCTCGCGGAGCAGCTTGGCGTATCGGCGCGCTATCTGCAGGGCGCACAGTATGCGGCGGTGCAGACGGGCGTGAAGCTCGAGCAGCTTGAAACTGCATTCGGAAAATTCAGCCAGAAGATGGGCGAGGCGGCGGACGGCTCAAAGGACATAATCGAGTCGCTTGACCGCATCGGCGTCAAAAATCTCGACTTGCAAGGCAAGCTTCGCCCCACCGAAGAGCTCATGGTTGATGTGGCGAAGGCCATCACCGCTATTGAAGACCCCGCCAGGCGCTCGGCGGCGGCCGTCGATTTTTTCGGCAAGAGCGGCACGCGGATGCTTCCGATGATGGGCGATATTGCCAAGGGCTACGGCTCGATGGCGGCGGCAGCAGAGCGCGCCGGCGCAGTAATCAGCGACGAAACCATTGTGAAGCTCGACAAGCTGTCCGACCGCATGGCGGTGAGCAAGCAAGAGCACCTTGCGTTTTTCGCCGGCCTGCTCGGCGGCGCTGTCGATATGCTCGACAAGGTGGATGCGTCGATGCAGGGCGCCGCCAATTCAATCAACCGCTGGCTCAAGGGCGCAGCAGCGCTCGTGGGCGATTGGGTCGACGCTACGCTCTCCGGGCTCGACCAGGTGGTTATTGCCGGCGCGCGCTTCAACGCGGGATTTGCCGAGGCCATCCGGTCAATTCCCGAGGCGCTCACGCGGGTTTTCACTGACGGCATCAACGGCGCGATCGAGGCGCTCGAAACGGGCCTTAACAAGATCACCGGAATCCTGGCCGATAAAGCGCCCTGGCTGGGCGTCAAGGGTGGCGAGATATCGTTCGGGCGCATCGGTGGCGGAAGCGCCACTGGCGACCGAAATGCTGGAATTGCGGCGGCCGAGAATGGGGCCGAGGCGGCAATGCGCGCGCAAGGCTTCGGGCGCGACTATGCGGCAGAGCGGGCACGCCAACGCATCATCGACGGCCAGGCCGGCTATGCCTCCGACGAAGACGCCGCGCGGGGCATGAAGCTCGGCCCTTCGGTGGCGCCTGGCGCGCGCACGTCGGCCGTTAAGGCCAGTGGCGGCAACTCTGAAGATGCCATCGCGAAACTGAAGCGCGACACCGACCGGGCGCTTGCCTCCGCCACCGCACTGGCCGGTGCGTCCGAGCAGGGCGCGCGCGCAGTCGCCGATCTGGAAATTCACCTCAAGGCGCTCGACAAGGCGCAAGACGCCTGGATCAAGGGCAACGACAAATCGAAGGGCAGCCTTGAGGCGCTCACGGCGACCATCGAAGCCAAGATGCGCGCCGAGGAGAAGGCCAAAAACCTTGGCACGTTCAACCTTGGCACCGAGGAAATGGAAAAGGCCAACGCGCTGATGGAAGCGGAAAACCGCCTCATCAACGCCAACGCCGAGGATCGCGCCCGCGAGATCGCGCTCATCCGGCTCAAGAATGACATTCAGTCGAAGGGCCTCGACGAAAACAACGCCAAGGAAAAAGAGGCCATCGACCGGCGCGAGTCGGCGATCACCCAAAACGAGCTGCTGAAGGCACAGGGCGCCGAGCTACAGAAGGCCAACGAATTGTGGACCGAGCCGCTCAAGACGGCGCTGTCCTCGATCCAGACGACAGCGGCCGACGCATTCGAGGGCATGCTGAACAGCGGCAAGATCAACTTCCAATCGCTCGGCGACGTGTTCAAAAAGACCGTCACCCGGATGATCGCGGAGTTCATGGCGCTGCAGTTCGTGCGG